GAGAATGGGAGTAAGTTTTGGCGACCCGTGGACTACATCCGGTGGTAAAGCAATCGCATTCCATTCAAGTTGTAGAATTCGTTTGAAGCAGATGGGGCAGTTGAAAGCAAAGGTTGGTGGTATTGACCAGGTGGTTGGTATTAAAACGCGGGCACAAGTTATTAAAAACCGAATGGGCCCACCACTTCGTTCAATAGATTATGATATTTACTTTGATAGTGGTATTGATAATTTGGGTTCGTGGTTGGAGATGATGAAGGCATATAAACTTGCAAATCAAAGTGGTGCTTGGTATACTTGGACGGATAAAGAAACTGGGGAAGAAATAAAGTTTCAGGCGAAGAATTTCCCAGAACTACTCCAAACTCGTGCTGATGTAAAAGAAAAAATCTACAACGAAATTTGTGATTCTTATATCCTTTCTTATAAGGAAGCATCCGATGAAGCGAATACTGACAACATAGAATTATCTGATTTTGATGACTAAGAATTACAAAGAATTATTGAGTAAGCTGGGAAATCAGCAAACAACAAATCAAAACCTAAATGATAAGGTATTGATAATTGATGGACTTAATATGTTTATCAGAGTGTTTGGAGCAGTCCCAGCTCTTAATGATGATGGTGAGCATTGTGGTGGTATAACGGGTTTCCTGTTATCCACCGCAGCCACTATTCGTAATTTAAATCCATCAAGGGTAGTTATAGTGTTTGATGGTAAGGGTGGTTCGCATCGTAGAAAAAAGGTGTATGCGGATTACAAAGGGGGTAGAACGGGATTAACCCGATTGAATAGATTGAGTGGATATGAAGATATAGAGGACCAACAGCAATCTATGAAAAAGCAGTTTGTTCGCTTGTATGAATATTTACAAAACTTACCCATAACGCTTCTACAAGTTGATTATGTGGAAGCAGATGATTTGATGGCTTGGATGGCCAATCATTATTTTAAGAAAGAGGTAGTACTATTATCATCCGATAAAGATTTTTTACAATTGGTAAATGAACGAATTAAGGTTTATTCGCCCGTTAAAAAAGTAATGTATGATGAACCTCTTGTCAAGGAAGAGTGGGGGGTAATACCACAAAACTTAATTTGGTATCGTGTAATAATGGGGGATACATCTGATAATATTAAAGGTGTTAATGGTATTGGCACAAAAACCATTTTAGGTAAAATGGATTTTTTGAATGAGGTGGAATTAGATTATAATGGATTTGTTGCAGGGATAAAGGAAAATTGTGATGAGAAATTATCAAAAAAATTATTGGATTCTATTCAAACAATAGAATTGAATTATGATTTGATGCAATTAAAATCGCCTGATATATCAACATCTATAACATCAAATGTTAGAGATATATTGGATAATCACCAGCCTAAATTGAATTTGCTGGAATTTAAAAAAATGTTTATGTATGATAAGTTATATACTGCTTTTGCGAATGTAGATTCTTGGTTACGGAATAGTTTTATGGGATTGGATAATATCCTAAAAAATTACTTTGAAAAAACCAAATAAAGTTGTATATTAGTATCATATGGAAAAATTTGGAACAAAATTCGGAACCGGATTTCAAACAAAAATATTATCTGCACTATTATCAGATATGCTATTTAGCAGGCAGATATTTGATATATTAAAACCCACTTACTTTGACTCAGAAGCCTCTGAGTGGTTGTGTAAAACCATTTTAGATTACATAGATACCTACGAATCCAAACCAACATTAGATGTTCTTAAAACGAAGATAAACGGCATTGAGAGAGATATTCTAAAGAGTTCGGTTATAGATACATTAAAGGGTGCTTGGCAGGGGTTAGAATCCGATGACTTAGATTATGTAAAAGAAGAGAGTTTAAACTTTTGTGTCAATCAATCCCTTAAACAGGCTATTTTAGATTCAATTCCGCTTTTAGAGCAGGGTAAGTATGATAAGATAAAATCAACAATTGATTCTGCTATGAAGGCTGGGCAACCAACTGATATTGGGCATGAATACAAATTGATGATAAATGAGAGATATGAAGATTTAGCAAGAAACCCCGTTCCAACTGGTTGGGATGTAATAGATGAAATTACGCAGGGTGGTTTTGGTGTTGGTGAGTTGGTAATATTTGCTGCACCGCCGGGCATTGGTAAATCCTGGTCATTGGTAAATGTTGCTGCAGCAGCCGTTAAGATGGGAAAGACGGTAGTTTATTACACATTAGAACTTTCAGAAGCGATGATAGGTCAAAGGTTTGATGCAGTTTTTACGGGAATACCTATACCTAATTTAAAATATAATAAAGAAGAAGTTGAAAAAACCATTTCTTCATTGAAAGGTGATTTGGTAATTAAGGATTTTCCATCTGGAACTGCGGGAATAAACGCTTTGAAAGCCCACATTGATAGAATGGTGTTGCAGGGTAAAAAACCTGATATTATTGTAGTTGACTATGCTGATTTGTTGCGGGGTTCTGTAAAAGAAAAAAGATATGAGGTTTTGGAAGAGTTGGTAGTAGATTTGAGGGGTATGGCAGGTGAGTATGGTGTTCCATTATATACCGCGTCGCAGATTAATCGTGCGGGTAGCGATCAAGATATAATTACGGGAACATCAATTGCAGGTTCGTTTTCTAAATTAATGACCGCAGATTTTGTAGTTTCTTTGAGTAGGAAAATTGATGATAAGTTAGCAGGAACTGGTAGGTGGCATGTTATTAAAAACCGATTTGGGCCTGATGGTATGACATTTCCATCTCGTGCAAATTTCTCAAATGGTCAAATTGAAATCTACAATGATAATTCGGTAGATGGTCAAAATACACAAAAAGATATGAAAGAAGGGGGAACTTTAGTAAGGAAAAATTTATTGCAAAAATACAAAGATATGAAGGGTGATATTGGGTTTTGATTTGTATTTATATTTACACAAAAAAATTTTAGGGAGATATTATGGGATTGTTTGATGAACGAATACCTTATAAGCCATTTGAATATCCGGCTTATTTTAATGATGGGTGGTTGCCACAAATGCAGGCATTTTGGTTACATACTGAAATCCCAATGCAGGGAGATGTAAAAGATTGGAAAGAAAATTTAAAACCGCACGAAAAAAATCTTGTAGGAAATATTCTTTTAGGTTTTGCTCAAACCGAATGCGCTGTTTCCGATTATTGGACTGGGATGGTTACAAAATGGTTTCCAAAACATGAAATTAAACAAATGGCAATGTGTTTTGGTTCGCAGGAAACTATCCACGCAACCGCATATTCTTATTTGAATGAAACACTTGGGTTGGAAGATTTTGAGGCTTTTATGTATGAGCCGGAAATCAAAGAAAAGTTTGAATATTTAACACAGGTATCTGCGGACTGGACACCCGAACAATTAAAAGAAAACCCAAAAGCAAGAGAAGAGGTGGGTAGAAGCCTCGCAATCTTTTCAGCGTTTGCGGAGGGTGTTTCCCTATATTCATCATTCGCAGTTCTTTATTCGTTTCAAATGAGAAATCTCCTAAAAGGGATTGGGCAACAAATGAAATGGAGTGTAAGGGATGAATCTCTTCATTCTAAAATGGGTTGTACACTTTTTAGACATATGTGCGAAGAATACCCGACTTTGTTAGAAAGTGTTAGGGATGAAATCCAAACCGCTGCCAAATTAATGGTGGAGATGGAATTAAAGTTCATTGATAAAATGTTTGAGATGGGTAATTTGGAAAATCTAAATGCAGTAGATTTGAAAGAGTTTATAAAGCATAGAGGAAATGAAAAGTTGGTTGAACTTGGTTATAATCCCATATTTGATTATGATAAAGAAAGTTCATCAAAGTTAGAGTGGTTTTATCATCTTACTGGGGGTCATACACACACCGACTTTTTTGCGATGAGGCCTACCGATTATAGTAAGGCTGGTGAAGGTGAAGATTGGGGTGATATATTTTAATTATAGAAACAAAATTATAGAAACAATATGAATGTAGCAGATAAAATAGCAGAAGAATTAGGATGGCAAAAAGAAGTTGATTATCCATCTTGGGGACATACCGAAGTATATCTCAAAACAATATCAAAGGGATATGTTTTACCAGGAGAAAAACCCAAAGATGCTTATTGGCGAGTGTGTACAGCCGTTGCACGGAGGTTAAATAAACCACAACTTGCATCAAAGTTTTTTGATTATATTTGGAGGGGTTGGTTAAACCTTGCAACACCCGTCTTATCAAATACGGGGACAGATAGGGGATTACCTATTTCCTGTTTTGGTATAGATGTTGGTGATTCAATCCAAGAGATTGGTCAAAAAAACCTTGAAATGATGCTTTTAGCTAAGCATGGTGGTGGTGTGGGTATTGGCGTAAATATGATTAGGCCTGCTGGGTCTAAAATAAGCCAAAATGGGACATCTGATGGGGTAGTTCCTTTTTGTAAAATATTTGATTCTACAATCCTTGCAACAAATCAGGGAGCAGTTCGTAGGGGGGCAGCATCCGTTAATTTGAACATTGAACATAAAGACTTTGAAGATTGGTTGGAAATTAGAGAACCAAAGGGTGATGTAAATCGCCAATCGTTAAACCTACACCAATGTGCAATTGTTGGTGATAAGTTCATGCGTAAATTGGAGGATGGTAATGAAGAAGCAAGAAGAAAATGGTCTAAATTACTACAAAAAAGAAAAGCAACCGGAGAACCTTATATAATGTATAAGGGAAATGTAAACAAACAAAATCCAGACGCATATAAAAAGAATGGGTTAAAAGTGTTTATGACAAATATTTGTAGTGAAATTGCACTTCATACTGATGAATCTCACTCCTTTGTGTGTTGTCTTTCATCCCTAAATCTTGCTAAATACGATGAATGGAAAGATACTGATTTGATATACACTGCTACTTGGTTTTTGGATGGGGTATTGGAAGAGTTTATCCAAAAAGCAAAAAATATGAGAGGTTTTGAAAATTCAGTTCGTTCTGCTGAAAAAGGTAGAGCATTGGGATTGGGTGTATTGGGATGGCATACTTATTTACAACAAAGGGGTATTTCTTTTGAGGGATTACCTGCTCAATTTGAGACAAGAAAGATATTTTCGCAAATAAAAATAGAAAGTGAAAGAGCAAGTAGGGATTTGGCAAACGAATATGGTGAACCGCTTTGGTGTGTTGGAACTGAAATGAGAAACACCCATTTAAGGGCGATTGCACCAACGGTATCAAACTCAAAGTTGAGTGGTAATATTTCAGCGGGAATTGAACCTTGGGCTGCGAATGTATTTACGGAGCAAACTGCAAAAGGAACATTTATTCGTAAAAATCCTGAATTAGAAAAGGTTTTGCGTAAAATTGGTATAAACAATAAAGAAACTTGGGATAAGATATTGGAAGATGGTGGTTCGGTGCAGGACATTGATGAATTAGAAAAGTGGGGATTTTTGGGTGGTAAACTTATGCACATACAGGAAATGCCCGAAAATGCTATTCAAGATAAACATGTTGATTGGGTAAAAGATGTTTACAAAACATTTAAGGAAATTAACCAATTGGAATTGATAAAGCAGGCAGGTATTAGACAACAATACATTGACCAATCAGTTTCTTTGAATTTAGCATTTCCATCACAAGCAACACCAAAATGGATAAACCAAGTTCACTTTGAGGCTTGGAAAGAAGGAATAAAAACGCTTTATTATATGAGGACAGAAAGTGTATTGAGGGGTGATATTGCAGCAAGAGCAACAGACCCAGATTGTATTTCGTGCGACGGTTAAAAAATAAATTATGAAAACAAACAAATTATATAGATTTCCAAAAAGTGGATACATCGGTGGTGTATGTCATGGTTTGGGAAATCATACGGGATTAGACCCAATTATATGGAGAATTATTGCGATTTTCGGTGGGTTTGGTTTAATATATTTTATATTATGGATAATACTTGAAAAGGGAGATTAAAATGTTAGAATATTTATATTTCAGCGCAAAATGGTGCGCACCATGTAGAACATTGGCACCAACAATGTTAGAGGTATCAAAAACAATACCTGTAAAAAAGATTGATATTGATGAAAACCCGCAATTAGCATCTCAATGGGGTGTGAGGGGTGTTCCTACCGTAATCGGTGTAAAAGATGGACAAGAGGTAAGAAGAATTGTTGGGGTAAAACCCGTAGGAGAATATTTGACACTTTAAAAATTATTTTGTATATTGTAAGTTATGAGAAAACAAATAGAACAAGTAAAACAATTTCACGATGTATATCGGCAGAAATATCAAACATCACCAACCTCTCAGACAGATGAGATTTGTAATTTAAGATACAAACTTGGGTTGGAGGAATTAAATGAATATAAAGAAGCAAATGATGGGGATGACCCAGTGGGTATTGCTGATGCACTTGCAGACCAACTTTATATCTTATTAGGAACAATTCTTGCACATGGGATGGCAGATATTATTGAAGATGTGTTTGATGAAGTTCATCGTTCCAATATGTCAAAGTTGGATGAAAATGGAAATCCAATTTATAGAGAGGATGGTAAAATCTTAAAAGGGCCAAATTACAAAAAGCCTGATATAGGTAAGATTGTACATTCTTATTGGGAAGCTGAAAGGTCGCAACCGGAAATTCCTTTTGGGGATGCGATCATTTAATATGTTGCGAGGCGAAAATCACCCCAAACATAAACTCACGGAAGAGCAGGTAAAGCAAATACGTCTATTTTATAATTGTGGGTTTTCATCTCACACTATTGCAAAAAATTTTAACATTAGTAAATGGAATGTAAAAAAAATAGTAAATAATATAACTTGGACACACATTTAATCTTAAACAAAATAATAAAAAATGTATTTAGAATACTTTAATAAATTTTATGATATGAAACCATATCTTTTTATAAGTAATGAAGAGTGGGAGTATATTAAGAAAACTTTCGATAGAGAAGATGTAAAAGAATCTCTTGCAAAAGTTGCAGGAACATATGAAATTCCATACGCAGATATCACCGAAGAAGATGCCAGAAGTGAATATTTAAAATTAAAAGGACTTCGTTGGAATGAGTTATTTATTGAAGGTGATTGGGTACCGAGAAAAGCATCTGAATCTCGTTATCCCCTAACGTTTCATGGTAAACAACAATTTGTAAGAAGAGTTAATATGGGTAATTTTGCATCAAATTATTTTCAGCAATCAAATAGATGGAGTGTAGATGGAACTGTTTCACCCGGTCCTAAAAGAACATGGGAAAATTATGAATTTATGAACACATTAATGGGTGGGTTATATACCCTAAAAATGCCAGATGTAAGTAAAAATTCATTAAGAGTTTGTTTAAGTTTGAGAAAATATATTTGTTCCCAATTTAAACCAAACGTTGCTAAAGTTTTATATGATTATGTTCGTGCAAAAAACGTATTAGACATTTCTGCGGGATGGGGAGATAGATTATGTGGTTTTTACGCTTCGGAATACGGAGAACATTATGTGGGTATTGATCCCCGTAAAGAAAATCATCCAATATACAAAAAGCAAGCAGAGTTTTATGAAAAAAACAACGGATTTTTTGAAACTGAAAAGAAATCAACTTTTTATGAATCTCCTGCGGAAGATTTGGATTTGAGTATGTATAATGAATATTTTGATATTGTATTTAGTTCACCCCCATATTTTAATGTGGAAAGATATTCATATGATGATACTCAAAGTTGGATACGGTATAAGACTATTGATGATTGGAATAGAAACTTTTTACACAAAACAATTTCTAATGTTTGGCCAACTATTAAGAAAGGTGGTTACTTAGCAGTGAACATTGCAGATGTATATGCCACATCATATGGTGATAAAAAGGGGTATCAAGAAATAACTAATCCTATGAACGATTTTATTGGTACTTTAGAAGATGCACATTATGAGGGATGTTTGGGAATGGAAATGGCAAGAAGGCCGGGTTCTGCTGGCGCTGGAATGATTATAGTAGGCGATGAAGAAAGGTTTTCTGATGAGCAATTAAAAAAGAATGAAGAAGCAAAAAATAAAACGTTCTGTGAACCGATTTGGATATGGAAAAAACTATAAAAGAATACTTTAGTAAGTTTTATGATATGAAACCATATCTTTCAATAAATGAGGAAGAATGGTCATATATTTTAAAAACCTTTAATAAGGAAGAAATTATCGAAACTCTTTCAGAAGTCTGTCATACATACCCACTACCAATACCGATTTATACAAATGAAGAGGTATTAGAAGATTATAAAAAATTAAAAGGAACTTGGTGGCCTGATATCCTTGTAGAAGGTGGGTGGTTTCCTCGTAATGGTAGAGAAAGTAAATACCCACTTACATTTGATGATAAGTTTATGTATTTTAAAAAATATACCGTTGGTAATAAAGCATCAAATAAATTTCACGTAGAGAATCGATATAAAGTTGATTGGGTAAGAGGACCATCTGGTTGGAGAACATGGCAGACAGTTGAAGGAATTAAGACCATTGTAAGAGCATTTTTCACATTAGATAAAGTTCTTACCGATGTTAATATTAATACTCTTAAAATGGCTATGAATTTGAGAAAGTATGTTGCTTCTCAATTCAAACCAAATGTTGCTAAAGCATTATATGATTATTTTAAATCAGAAATTATATTAGATTTTTCTGCTGGTTGGGGGGATAGGTTTGCAGGGTTCTATGCAGCTGATAATACAAAACATTATGTTGGTATTGATCCTAATTTAAATAATCATCCAAATTATTTATTGCAAGAAGAATATTATAGAAATAATCAAACATTTTTTGAAAGTGAAAAACAATCTACATTTATTGCACAACCTGCTGAAGATGTAGATTACTCATTATACCAAAATTATTTTGATACAATTTTTACTTCACCCCCCTATTTTAATACTGAAAGATATTCAGACCATAATACTCAATCTTATTTGAGATATAAGCAAATTGATGATTGGAACAAAGGATTCTTACATACGGCTTTGGATAAAATGATTCCAACTTTAAAAAAAGGTGGTATATTAGCTGTTAATATTTCCGATGTATTTTCCGCTCCAGATGGTGGATATGTAGATATAACCAATTCTATGAACGATTTCCTACATTCTAAGGGGTTAAAATACAAAGGGTGTATTGGTATGGAAATGACAAAAAGACCTAACAGCGGAGGGGCCGGAACTGCTGTGAGTGAATATTATTCAGATGAATCAAAAAAACAGGCCGAAGAAGCAAAAAATAAAACGTTTTGTGAGCCGATATGGATTTGGCAGAAAGATTAAAACTATAAAATTATGGAAAAATTTGCAGAAGAAAACTTTAATGAATTAATATATAAACTAACACCGATTGAATCACACAATGGGTTTTTATTTAAAAGGGATGATTATTTTTCTTTAAATGGTATATCTGGTGGAAAAGTTAGACAATGTTTGAAATTAGTTTATGATAATATTCAACATATTAAAAAAAATTGCGATGCAACTATAATAACGGCAGCTGGATTACCATCACCACAAAGTGTTATAGTATCCTGTGTTGCAAATTATTTTGGATTAAAATCCGTAATAGTTGTACCAAAATATGATAATAAAATAATTGATTTTAATAGAATTAATGTTTCCATGTCTCAAACATTTGGTTCAAAGATTTTTGGTGTTAAAAACCCCAACTCAACCGGACCAGAAAAAGATGTTAAAGAAATTTGTAAAAAATATGGATATTTTCAAGTAAAATTTGGAATGAATGGTGATAATGTAACAAGAACTAATTCTTATCAGGTTCAAAATATTCCTGATGAATTAGATAGTATAACATGTATTTCTGGTAGTGGGCTATCTGCAATATCAATATTAAGGGGATTAAAAAAATATAATAAAAAAGCAAAACGTGTTAATGTAATAGGCTTATCAGATTATTTTTTAAAAAATAAACAAAAATGGTATGATGTATTATCTGAATCAGAAAAATACGATGGTGAAATAAACTTTGTTAAATCTTCAATACCATATCAAAAATTGTACAAATTTGAAAATTCATTTGATTATGATTTAACTTATGAATCAAAAGCTATGAAATGGATGGTTGAAAATGTTGAATCAAATAATAAAAATTTATTTTGGATTGTTGGTATAAGAAATTATGACATTAAAAATATTGTTCCAATTAATTGGTATAAATCAGAATATGAAGAATCGTTGGATTTAAAAAGGAGCTTGAAAAAAAATAAGATAATAGAAAATAATTTTTTTTAATGAAAATAAAAATATGAACCAACTGAAGCCACTTTTTGGTAAATAAAATTTAACCTAAATTTAACATAAAAAGCTTGGAAATAAACTAAATTATAATTATCTTTACTATGTAAGTTAAAAAAACAATATGGAACTACAAAATTTGCAGAGTAAAGTTGTGGCAGTGACAATCCCCGTCAATGGTAAAGATTACACTATGAACCTAAAAGTTTGTAGGGTAAAGGCCCGTTCGGTCCTTTTTATTGAGGTAAATAGTGAGGAACGAAAGAACATCTTTCGCCGGGCTCCTATGAAGATGTTGGCTGGATTTACCGAAGATACGATTACTTTTAAGGAAGGGACTCAACTTAAAAAGTGGGAAAGTAGTTGGGATACTATTATTGGACAACCATCACCCGCAGTCGCTTCTCGTGGTTCGTTCCGACCTATGTATAGCAATCGTTCAAAGGGGTGGAGTTCAAATGCACCACAATATCGTTAAACCACAAATAATTCTGTGAGTGGATTTCCAATGGTATAATTTGGATTATTAAAAATAATTTCGTATATTATCTTTATACGATTAAGAGATATTAAACTTTAAAACATATGAATCAGTTGGTAGAAACTAAAATCAAACTGAATAGACCGCAAAGACGAATTTTAAAAAGAAAACTTACATTACGAAATGTTAAATCAAATTCACGAGGTGGGTCGTTGGTAAAAACTATAATGAATCGTGATGAGTTTGGAATTTTTGAAAAAGAAGGCCAAGGTCTTTATGCATGGGTAACTGAAACACAATATCATTTAATGAAAGATAATATTACTGATTTAAATTGGATTAAATTTGGTCAGTATGGTGCACTTAATAATGATAAAACACCGGATAAAACTATTACAAGTGAATATAAAATAAATGAATCATTTGTTATTCTTTGGGCTTATAGATTTACCAAGGAAGATATTCAAAATATAACTAAAAAATACAAAGATACTGATAAATGGAAAGTAGGACCTGCAT